TCTTTCTTATGGACCAGCTTGGGTAGTTTTTCTACATGGTGCTTCTGAACAGAAAATCCAGTGCCACATCCACACAATAGAAGATACATGCACTCTTGAAAAAATCTTGGGCGATCTATAAAAGATGCTATACAGTTATAAACCCTAGCATTATGTTTTACAATTGGAGAGCCACCAAATTGTAATGCACGCTGAGAGCCTAGCACCCTTTTGGTGTGCATCATATCATAAGCCCACTCAATATCCTTTTTAGCTTCAGGATACTGGTCCAGCATCATTTGTTTGACACGATCAACTGACTCTTTCCAAGTCTCCCTTCTCTTCTTTTCCGGTATCCATCTTGCATATTTAGAAACAAACGTATAGCTCTCTAATTCTTTTACAGACATTGTTCCTACTGTTTATTTTTAGAACCCTTTTTGGGTCTTTTATTTTTTCTTGATTGATGATGGTCTTTGTTCTTCGCGTACCAGCCTTGCATTTCAGAACCAGTTCTGAAAGACTTTTCTTTTCCGTTAGCCAGTTTTAAGGTGAATGGCTTTTCCCTTTTAGTACCCTTAAGATTCATCTTTTGCAGTTGCCTTCCCAGCCTCTACCATGCGCTCAGAAACATCTTCCCCATTTATAAATAATCTTCCTAAAACTCTGTTGAAAGTAAAATTGTCTTTGATCTCTCCTTCTTCATCGGCAGGGATGAATAATGTTATCTTTTTTTTCTTCCTTGAAGCTAAATCGTTGTAGAATACTTCAGTCAGCATGTCGTGAAGATATTTTTTCGATTCGTAACCCCTGATTTTTTCTTCTCGGTCTGTCGTGCGAGTTTCTGGAGCGTAACAATCAAGAAGTCTCACACGTACTTTTCTAGTTATTTCTACATCTACTGTATCCCCATCGATTACTCTTACTAATTTTACATCGGTGGTGATACCTTTTGGGGGCTGTTGCATGCGTTTCTTTCTCGCCCACAGAGGTGGGCCGTTATGAAATATTCTTGATGCCATCTAAGATATTATACACTATATTGGAATCAAGATATGTTATTTCTAGACCATTATCTATAAGATGATCATATACGATTTTATCTTCTTCTGCCTCTCCATGAGCCTTTGAGTTTTTTGGAACATACCATTCCATGACGCCGGTTTGCCACAATAGTTTAGCACAATTAGCACAAGGAAGATGTGTAATATAAGCCTTATAGGAGTCTATCTGTCTAACAACCAAGTTGCTAACAGCGTTTGCTTCTGCATGCACAATAAAAGGATACTTGCCGGGTCTTGTCGTTGGCAAATCGTCCTCTTTAACTCCTGAGCAGAATCCGTTATACCCAACTCCGACAACTATATTGGGGCTGCCAACTATTACGCATCCCACTTTTGTCTGTGAATCGTGACTGCGTATGGACGCATAATACGCCATACCCATAAAATACTCATCCCAGCTTGGCCGGTTGTGCAACACGTCTTTTTTGCCTTGCTTGTCTTTTTAGCTTTTGCTGACGTTTTTCTTTTTTACTTTGCTTTCGTACTGTTTTACCCATACTAATATGCTCTTAAAGAATATGTAGCTTTAACATCCTTTATTAATTTGGTATGTCCTTGTTTCCTGACGATGCACAAATCAAACTCTTCTTCTACCATCCTGCCCACCTTGTCTGGCTTGCACACGGTGTACTCTCCTCTGAATCCTAAAATTTTTGCAGCCACTGACAAAGTGTTTATATCACTTTTATTGATTTCTAGAATCTTTTTGACCCCATTGAAACCAAAGCAGCCGTATTTAGAATCAAGCTTTTTAAATAGGGCTATGTCTTTTAACAAAGCCTGTTTTTTACCACCTTGAAACCCAAAGTGATTTACTATTCTATTTACTGGTTCTTCCCAGATTCCTAGATCTACTTCTGTAGTGTGCATCTATCCTCCCAAGACCGGCAGCGTAATTAGGAATTACAGAAGACGAAGTAACTGCCTTTTGTCTCTTGTCGTAAATTTTAATAGTTCCGTCTTCTAGAATATAAATACAATCGGCATCATTTATTGAAATTTGTTTAATGTTGTCTCTTCGTTGGACTAGCTGTCGATAGCCTTGCAAGTGTCCTTGGAAGCTTAGATTGCTTCTGTAGTAAACTGGTTGTGCTTGAATCGTCCAGCCGTGAGGAGTCCATACCCAGATCATTGGATTTGGATAGTAAAACTGATTAATATATAAGTGTGCTGATTGGTTTAGTCTGTGTGTGTCGATAGAGTGTTCAATGTTTCGTACAAAGATTTGAACATCGGCGGCTTCCGAAGTGTCAGTACCAATGAATGGAATAGTTGCAGCAGCCATGGCCCCAATCTTTAAAAATTCTCTGCGTAGCATTGCTATACCTCTAAAATTTCTAAACCGTGTATACAGTGTTTAATGTCTTCTTCTATTTGCAGTTGTTTGACAAATTCAAGCTTATTCATGTCAAACAATAACAATCGAGCAGGGGAAGAACCTACTATAGCATAATTTCCGCCTCTAGTCAACCCTCTATTCCAGTTATTTTCTGCTATCTTATCAATTGAAAATTTAGCATAATGGGTAGCTGGAATAGGAAAAAATCTAGATTGTCCGTCTTTTATAACTCCCAAGTGTTTCAGGCTTGTCATGTTAATTAATGAGCAGTCATCGTATTCGTAAAAGTTGTGCTGAAAGCTTTTTATTCCTTCTATTTCTGGCATAGGTTCTGCAACATCCATGGATTCAAAATCGTATAGACTAGTTATCAACCCAGAGAATACCAGTCTGCCAGAAAAGGCAGAAATTGAGTTAATATGATATTTGTCATCCGGTTTTGCTTCTTCAGGATCAATCTGTCTCTTACCAGTAAATATCTTGTGGTCGTCTTTGCTTTCCCCTAATATTTCCCAAAATTCTACCAAATTAAAATCTAAATCTATCTTAGCAACAGCGTCATATCCAGTGGAGGTGACCCAAATGTGTTTGTCAAAATAGCAAATTTCATGTATTGATTTGAAAAATCCTCTATCTCTCTTTTCTTTGGTAACCGTGTATGTTTCTTTGTCTAGTTGAATAAGTCCGCTAGAGTCAGCAACTATAATTCTGTCTTCTAGGACGGCTATTCCTCTAAGACCTCGTTCTCCACCTCTTGTATTCTCGTTATCGAAATCTCCAGCATATGGAACGTATTCCAGAACCTCATCACTATCTACGTCGATAACGTATAAGCCGCCGTGAACAGAGCCTTGTTCAGCAGCCCGTATAACTGTCGAGCAAATTACTTTCATCGAACCACTCTATAGTCTTCTTCAGTCCGTCTTGTAAGTCTGTAGAAGCCTCAAAGCCGAAATAAGACTTCGCCATTTGTGTGTCAAGACACCTTCTTGGCTGACCATCCGGTTTAGAAGAATCCCACACAATCTCTCCTTCGAATCCACACAACTCTGCAATAGTAGTGGCTAAATCCTTAATGGTAACTTCTTTGCCTGTTCCTATATTTACAGGATGAGGTTCGTCATATCCTTCAACAGCCGTGACTATAGCTTCTGCACAGTCATCTACATATAGGAATTCTCTGCTGGCTTTACCGCTACCCCAGACTATTACCTCTTTTTCGTTATTGGCAATTGCCTGTTTGAATTTTAAGATTAGGGCCGGAATGACGTGGCTACTATTGGGATCAAAATTGTCTCCGGGGCCATACATATTAACTGGTATTAATGTAACGCCATTCATTCCATACTGATTTCTGTAGGCTTGCAGCATCTCCATTAGAGCCTTTTTAGCAACCCCGTAAGGAGCGTTAGTCTCTTCTGGATACCCATCCCATATATCAGATTCTTTAAATGGAACCGGAGTGAATTTTGGGTAAGAGCAAACTGTGCTAGTTAATAAAAACTTTTCACAATTTTTCTTTCTTGCTTCTTCTATCAGATGAAGCCCCATAGCCATGTTGTCGTAAAAAAACCTTCCGGGGTTCTCTTTGTTCGCTCCAATACCACCAACCCTAGCAGCTAAATGCACTACTATGTCAGGCTTATGATAGTTGAATAAATGTGCTACATCTACGTGCCTAGTCAGGTCAAGAGACATTGGCGCGCGAGAACCCGGAAGGTCTATTACGTTCTTGTATCCAGAAGCTTTTAGCTTTCTGCACACAACACGGCCTAGAAATCCTTTTCCACCCGTAACTAAAATCTTACTTTTAGCTTTTATGCCCATTATATTCCTTACGTAGCTCTCAGACTGTCTCCAACAATCCAAGCGCCGCCTAGAAGGACGATGTTGTTAACTTGCTCTGGATTTAGATCTAGGCCAAGAATGTTGGTGGTGGTTACTAGAATACCGCCAACGGCGACCCAAAATCGTCGAGACTTGATTAACAGTGATAGCTTTTCAGACATCTTTACTCCTCAGAAAAAAAAAGATTATACGAAATCCATTTCATCGAACGTCATCCTTGGTGTAGCTAAACTTCGTATTGGGCGACCCACCTGAGCAATTTGGACACATGGCAATTCTTTGGGTCTTGTGCATGTTAAGCTGGTGCTGAACTCTCAATGTTTGTTGCAGTATAACCGTATCTCTCATGACTGCTTGCTTGTGGGCATTTTCAACAACAGATGCCAAAGCTGCTGTTTCAGTGAGAGACTTAGGTGACACTGACTGTTTTGTATTTTTGTTAGAAGGCGTCATTTCGAAGTAATACACAGTCAATCCTATATTGACTATTGTGCAAACTAAGAAAGCAACGAATAGACTACTTGCGCTTGATCTCATTTTTTTCACCACTTCTCAAAGGAAGAACGGGAAATTTTACAGAGTCCTTGGTAGTCTTGAGTCCGGGTGTAGTTTTAACCTTTGGGCCTTCTGCCGAGAGGGATGTGATATCTGCAATAGAGGGAATTTTAACGTCTGTATCGATAGCCCACAATACACCCTCTTTCTTAGCATAAGATCTCATTCGCCTTACGGGAACGATCAGGTTGAAGGTTTCCCCGGCACCGCGAACAAGCATACCCACATACTGACCGGCCTTTTCCTTGCTACGTTCGCTAAGGAATACTCCACCACCACTAGAACCGGGAAATGCTGTTACTGTTGTTTGGTCGAAGACTACTCCGTCTCCAGTGCCAAGATCAAGAACTCTACCAACTTGAGAGCAAATGCCTCGCGTCATCGAGTTGCTTCCAACTTGGCCTAGTAGAGAACCAACATGATATAGCTCAGTACCAATAGCGACTGGCTTGCCAGAATCTTTGTAGAAAGTAGTGGTCTTATCAATAAACCCCTTCTTCCTAACCATCAAGAGAGCCAAGTCTTCTCCGTTTTCAGCATCGGAGTATTTGATTACTTTGGCTTCCATCTTAAATTCGCCAACCCTGCGACCATCCTCTACTAATTCTTTAACAATTTGAGCGTCCTTAAACTCTACGACTGTTGTGGGTTTTCCATTTTTAATGACAACCCTAACTGATCTAAGGCCGTCTACAACATGAGCCGCAGTCCAAACAAAATTGACCTTCTGCTTGACGTTTGGGGAGACTTCGACTTCTCGTGTTACGATAATGCCAGAGCCTTCCCCACCTGCCGCCTTTACGGTAACAGAAACGTCTTGTAGATGTTGATAGAGTGCGTTGTCCTGTGCGTTTGCAGCGGTAGCAAACAAAGCTACAAAAAACGCAGCGATACAAATAGTCCTCTTCATCGGAATCCTTCCTTTTATATCCTAGTGTAATTAGCGGCTAGTTGACCACTTCGCCACCACCCTGCATACGTCTTTCGAGTTCGCGCTGGGGTGAGTCTCCATCATTCTCGACAACGCCGGGAGCGACTGGAACATTATTGGTGGCAATAGGTCTAAGTTCGTCTTCTGTAAACTCACTACCGAGAGCGGGATGTTTAATCCATTCGATAGTGGGGATATGAGAGACATCATAGTTGTCAAAATGCTCTGATGTCAAGAAGAACGGAGTCATATTGTCAAAAACCTTTTCCGCGTCGGCATAAGGAACCCTAAAGAGTTCTACGCACATAAGACGATACGCTTCACGGAATAGCTTCTTAATTTCGACGGCTGTAGACTCACTCCAGTCGTTTGACCAAGTGTTCTCGCTAAGCTGAACAATATTGCTCATAGCCTGCAAGCAAAGCTCGATCCATCGACGACAGTAGTCATTCTTGACATCAAAATATCTAATGGGGTAGACCTTGAATGCTCTACGCTCGTGCGTAATATGATGAGCTTCAAGACGTTCCACATTGTCTCTCTTGGTGTTAGCATCAATAAGATCGTTCAAACGAACAAACATATTATGGTGATGCTTTACAGCACCAAGTGTTGGTGGGCCGGGAACAAAACAGTCTGTTCTAATTGAGAACGCCTGTAGATGTTCGCCAACCTTGTCAAACAACCGGCCTAGAGCTAGGTTGTGAGTCTCTTTGTTATCTCCAACATTGGGGATAGCCCATTTTACACCCTCAAACATGTAAGGGATGATTGCGTCATGGGTAGGGGTTGATAAATTATCAGACATATTATATCTCCTTTACTCGATATTATACTTCTTCTTAAGTCTTTGACGTAACAAGGTGTCAATCTGAAACGCGGTCATAGTGTGATCGTCTCCGTACTCATTAACCAATTCTCCCAGAGTAGTCATAATCTGCTCTGAGCCAATAGACTTCCTTGAACCAAAGGGTACATGTGGCAATTGTGGTGCTAGTCCGGGGGTCGATACTGGGTTCGCCTTAAATCCGTAAGGGAGAAAATCGTTAGGCATTTCATCTACGCCTCTGCCTCTGGGGAGATCTCTTCGATCCATTACGTACTCTTCTGGATGTTCTGGTGGTCTCACGGGTCCACAATCTGGAATACCGTAGTGTTGATGTTCATGAACATGCCTCTGTACGTGATCTCCACAGCCGTCATCAGACGGGAGTTCTCTATCAATATCATACCCATTATCGTCGTTTTCGTCATCTTCTTTTTTTCTTTTTCTTCTCCTTCTGAGTAGAAACGGAACACCATATTTTAGAGCAAGCATACCTAAGCTAGCGCCGCCTAACGTAAAACTAACGTTTTCTACAGTGTTTCCATTTCCTCCAGTTGCATCGTCTAGGTAATGTCCTGAATTATCTAAGAGATTGTCTTTTTCTTCAACCAAATCAATTAGTTGAGAAATTCTAATTTCTAGATTAGTTTTTTGACCTTCAACCTTTCCTAGTAAATCTCTAAGACCATTAACCTCGTCTTGAGACTTGTGTAGATTACCTGTAGTTCCAGATAGTTCAGCTTTTAGACTTTCAGATAGAGCTTCTAAATTAGTAAGCTTTTCTTGAAGCTCAGCAATTTTGTTAAGATATTCTTGTTTCTCTTTTTCAAAATCGTTACTGGGAGGATCTGTAGGTCCACCATTATCGGGGTCTGGTCGTCCCGGCCAAGGGTTAAACCCGCCACCACCACCATTTCCTCCACCGTTTGGCGGTTGGGGTCCGGGTTGGGGTGGTTGAGGTCGATTAGGAGGACACGGATTGAGAGGACACCAAGGGAATAGACCATTACCTTCGTATAACTCGCCAACTCTAATCCCGCCAT